GACATGATCACTCGTGGCGAATTGAAAATATTAACTTATTCATCATTAAAAGGTTTCATATTTACTTTAACTGTTTCTAAAACCGATTCGGAATATTTGACATTCGGCGGCACAAAATTTATAAAACCAGTAACGAGTTTTATATTGAAATTTGCCATTATGACGCCAAAAAATGATTCTCCATTAGATGATTATAAAGATAGATATAAATTATCCGAATCAAATCATAGCTACATTGAAGAAGCGCAATTACAACAACAAATTTGGAAAAGTTCTATTCTAGGAAACAAACCAGAAATATGTCCTTCCGTCGCTAATTTTTCTTTATTTGATAATAATAATTCAAAAGAATTATTAGCCTTTTTACAAAGACAAAATACAACAACAGAGACACAAGATGTCTTCACATATTTATCCACGCAGATAAATAAATCAGAAGGAAATGAAATCGGCGTAATAGTAATGCCAAATGTAGAAAATTCAACAACTTTTAAAGACTTCTTAAGAAAAACAAACTTTAATGGTATAAATGTGGATGCTGAACTTAAAAATAAGGCCTACGCATATGTAATAGCTCAAATCGCCAGATTATTTATTGATATTGGCGTCATTCATTATGATTTACATTTGGAAAATGTCTTAATTTATTCAGCACCCGGAAAAACAATAAAATCTGTATTAATTGATTTTGGTAAAGCGTCAGATATACAAACGGATGTCACAAAAAAACCAAAAACTAGACTCCAGGTGAATAAAAGATTGTCTAGACTAGAGTTGAAGGAACAATTGTATAATAAAATATTTGATTTAACCATCAACACACCAGACAAAAAGAATGAATTTATATTAGAAACATTAGATTATATTGCGAGTACTTATCCCCCTGATCGTCATCAAATGGACTGGTGGAAAGATGTAAGAACAAATAATGATATTACCACAATGGCATTTGACACATTGACACAAATGTTTACTAACAACGACGGAGGGCGCATGGGTTTATCCAGAAAAAGACTCACCCAATATGAAGAAAAAGGCCATTTTTTAAATTTCAACAACAAAGCACTGACAGATTTTTATGTGCCGTTTCCAGATCCATCGCCAATATTAGAACCTGTGGCACCAACGAAAAAATCACCAACAAAAAAATCAAGACCAACTTCTAATAAACGCGGTGGTTTTTCTGTATTAAGGAGCGGAAGACAAACTAAAAAACAAAGAAAATCTAGAAAAAATATTCACTAACATTCTTTCCTTTCAATAGAGAATGTCACAATCTTATAATTAAAATTTACATTTTCCAACTTTCTCTATCGGACCACTTTGAAAACCCTCTTCATTTCCTCTTTTTCTCATTGAACATTCTGTTTTTTTACAATTCAGAGGATCTTTTCATTAAAAACTCGCTTCGCTTGCCAGATTTATAACACTAAAACCATGTAGAGAGTTTTCCAGTAAAATATAAAATATGTCCAAACAAATTATAATTACCGATCCCATTATAATTTCTTACTATGAAGAAAACAACAGTATTGACATCATAACCATGAATCATATCTTCATTGACATTTTGAAAAAACTATCCTCCAATCTCTCCAACACCATCAATACAACTATTACATCAAAAATTCTCAATATTGTCACTGAAATCAACTCAAATATCGCCTCGTCTAAGCTGGATTTCATGATGAAATTGTTAGAGACCAAAAAAGAATACATTGAAGACGTCAAAAATCTTATCACTTCCAACACCTTAACCAATAATGAAAAAATCGGCTCCATCATTGAAAAAAACAACGACAATCTTCTCACAAAAACTACCCTCATGATCAATGATGTAATCCCTAAAAGCCAACAAGCACATATCTCCCAATTAGAATCCTGTATCAAAAATCATTGCGCCTCTATCGCCTCCGATACACAAAAACTCTTGGAACTCAATCATAAAGACGAAAATAACTCAAAACATATAATGGATAATATTGATTCTCAACTTTCTAAAATGATCGGCTCCATTCAACAACCCATCTTCTCCTACATCAATTCTAGTGAAGAACGCACCAATTCTAATCTTTCTCTATTGAAAGACAATTTATCCCTACAAAATGTTACTCAAACCAAGTTGTCTACCGACATCAATGACTTCTTGGGCAAATATAAAAACAATTCGCAATTCAAGGGCGCCATAGCTGAAACCGATCTATATTATATGCTACAATCCATCATGCCCTCCGATGAAATTGTTAAGGTTAGTGGAAGCACCGCCACTTGCGACTTTAAAGTCAATCGCCAAAATAAACAAAAATCGTGTATCCTTTTTGAAAGCAAAGATTACTCGCAATCCGTACCCTCCGATGAAGTAGCCAAATTTGAAAGAGACATTCAACTTCAGAAAAATCACGGCATCATGGTTTCGCAAAGAAGTCCCATCACATACAAAAATCCCTTTCAAATTGATATCATCAACGGCCTCATCCACGTCTACATTCCTAATGCTGAATATAGCACCGAAAAAGTGAAAATCGCCATTGATATTATTGACAACTTAGACATGCGTCTTAAAACATTGGACACCAAAACCAACGAAGAGTTCATACAAATATCAAAAACTGATTCCGATGAAATCGCCGAAGAATATAGACTTTTCGGTCTTCAAAAATCACAAATGCTTGATACCATTAAATCCATCACCAAACAACTCACCGACAAACTTGATGAAATACAATTGCCCAAAATTAAACAATTATTGGTTAAAAACGGCAATATAGAAAATGACAATGGGTTCAAATGTCCCCTATGTAACGTTTGGTCAGGCAAAAATAAAGCCGGTCTAGGAACTCATATGAGAAGCTGTAAATCCAATCCCAAAAATAAAGATTCTTCGCCCATTATGATTGATGTTGATGATGCCAACACAAAATCATAAATCAGTCGTTTTTCAATTCATTGTGATCCATAATGAATTAAAATATTTGAACACAATTTACAAACATACTTTGTTTTATAATTATACGAATGCTCGCTTACATAAATGACGTTGTCAAAAAAGAATTTATTGAATTTGAAAAACATCACAGAAATATTTACAACATTTGTTTTCACATATTATGCGGATTCCTTTTCATGACCTTCTTATTTTCATTATTTAAAGGCTATAGCATCACATTATTGATTCTGTATTCTTTATTAATATTATTCACAATTGAAAACTCTGTGCTTATTACTATTGCCTTCTTTTTTATTCTACTCATATTGGTTTCTTTCTTTCAGATTTTAAATATCCCCTTTCTCACCAAATTAATACTGTTTTTCATCTTCTACTTTTTATCTTCATTGTCGCACTTTTTAACCGGCGAAAAAACAGTCGTAAACTTAAACAACTTATCTTTTAAAACAATCACAATCAACACATTATATTTCATTCCGTTCAGCATACAATGTTTTTATGAAAAATTATAATCGTTCATTTTTTATTAAATATCAAATATCTAAAATAATAAAAATTCACAATCAACAAATAAATAAATAACATGCTTGATAATGAATGTGATAATATTTTTCCTGCGTTTTTCTTTTCAAATTCAATATCACCAATAACATTTGCTCCTATTAATGTCGCGGCAAATGTTGAAAGCGTTATGTATTTAAATGAACTGTAAAATGGCCATTCCCATAACAATCCAAAGAAGAATCCCGGAAAAGTTTTGGGATCCGTTCCTATTTGTTCTGTATAACGAGCAATGTAATAATAATATTTGTAAAACAATGACACGAATTTCACATAATTCTCAGAATGTTCGCCATTTTCACAAACTATGAAATGTAATTTCAATAAGATTCTCGGCGTTTCTTGCTGACCAGTCTTCTTCACTTGATGTAATGTTTTGTCAAAATCAAATATCATGTAATCGCCTCTATTTATTTTATGCTCCAAATTAAAATTAATAAACGCTGTTGACGTGTCATTATTTGAATCCGTCAATCCTATAATTATTCTATAAAAACAAATTCCATTGAAATTATATAAAATACAATCTCTATGCGGTATAAGATTCGCCGCCGCGCCATATAAATTTGTTTTTTCAAAATTGGGCTTGGGATTTGAGTAATATATTTCATTCATTTCAATAACACATTGTTTCACACATTTGGCATTATTATCAGAAATGTTATCCCAAAATTTGTTATACTGAATTTTATCAAAATTTTCTTTTAATTTGCCCGTCAAATTATCATAATACGTGTGATAAGTCGTGCTTGATTTGTCCGGAATCTTATGAACATATTCTTTTGATATATCATCCAATATTAAATGTAATTCGGTTGGCACTTTACCTATGCCAACTTTGCCTTCTGTCTCATTTCTGTGCGTAAACAAAGTGTCCATTATATATTACAAAACACATTTTTGTAATACATTTTAATAATTATTTATCATTTGAATGATTTTGTTTTTTTGTTTTCCTAAGCTTAAATTTATTACTTGCGGTTTTGCGTTTCCCTCCTTTTTTTGTATATGCGTTAATTTTTGCTATTATGTGTTTTATAGTTCCTGACAGTTTTACAAATCCAAAACTTCTATTCAATTCCGTGTCAAATCCTATTTTTTTATAATATGCCACCAGCTTTTCATTATCATGAACTATGCCTCTTTGTAATTTTGATAAAGCTTCCGGAACCAATGATATTTGCGTATTTTCAGAAAAATTCGCATTCATTAACAAATATGTCAATAAATCTTTCATCATTGTGCGACCAGTTCCAGCAACTTCACTATCTGATCTAAATATGTTAATGTACACGGTTGCTGAACCATCTTTCGGTTGTTTAACATTATATGTTATGTAACAGTTTGCTTGTTTTTGAAATGTGTAACGCGTAATAGTCATAATCTTTTCTTTTGTTAATTCATAAGTATTTTCATTTATGATAACCTCAATGCTTGAAACCGTCGGAGAAGTCTTAGGAGACTTAGGAGACTTAGAAGATTTGGGAGATTTGGGAGACGCGACAGACTTAGAAACACTCATTTATAATATAATATTATATTTTTTCTAATCGCAACCCATTCAAATAATGATCCCTATATGTAAGTGTAGCACCAGCAATCACAAGTCCATGTAGAACGCAATGTGAATATGCCGCATATTTTATATAATTGTTTTTATGAAACCACAAACTAATTGGATACATTAAACTTCCACATATCATTGTGCCCGCGCATAATAACTTGTTGTTCGTAAACAATGACAAATACACATGATATGGCACCGAAATAAATGCTATTGTCATGTCGGCAAACCGTCGTTTTGATTTCAACAATGGATTGCGCCAAAAGTTTATTGAACTCGCCATCAACAATATTCCCATCATCCCACCCATCTTATTTCCATAATAAAATCCAGCAATGATATTAATTGGGTGAAAAGCACACATTTTTAATATCTTTTGATACAATCCATCCGGATATGATAATTCGTCCGGCAAATCACTCATTTACATATTTGTCAAAATTCATTTATATATTTTAACAAAAAATATAAATAAAATATCATATAATCTCTATCACAAACATGCTAGAAATATTTCTCAAAGATGGGTTCTACATTCATTTTTTACAAGCATTTCTCTATTATACAACCAAGAACATTTATGTTTCTTCCATGATAGCCATCAAAATGTATTCGGTGAATTATTTTTATTGGTATGGACACCATTTCACTTATCTTAAAAATCCCCGCCACAATTGGGTAAAACAATTCATCCGATTCACCGACACCGGACATCTTGCCACTTTTTTACCCCTAATTTATCCTTCCACTTTGCCTGTAGCGCACAACATCCATTTCATCATCATGGCCGGCTATTGGATCGGCAAATTGTCATTTAATTTAAAAGACGCAGATAAACTTAATTTAGTGGATAATTTGGGTTGGCACACCGATGTTTGTACCTACATTCATCACAGCGTCCCTTATTTGCTTATTCACCATTTATATTCACAAGAAAGCCAGACAAGAACCCTCGTGTGCGACAATGAATACAATTCACAATCATTGAAATATACATATGGATGGCTCTATTTCTGGCTATTTTTCATCTACATTCCTTGGCGAACATACACGGGGGATCCAGTATATTCTATTCTAGACGCAAAACAAACACCCAAAAAACACATTTTTGGATTCGTGCTTTTTGCGAATATACTCATATATTTTGCGAATCGTTTCGGACATTTTGCCTGTGAATTATATCCAAAACAAATTGCTTATTAATTGTCCCAATAATATATATGTCTGATTGGTTTGACGCCGCCGAACGTGGCAATTTAAATAAAATCAAAAAAATGTTACACAAGAACAATTCTCTATTACATTCAAGATCCCATGACAACGAAACCGCCATCATAAAAGCCTCCGAAAATGGTCATCTCAATGTTGTCAAATATCTTTTGAAAAAAGGCGCCAATGTTAATGACATGGATGAAACTGCTTTAAGACAATCATCACTCATTCTTGCCGCATTTGAAGGACATGAAAATGTAGTAAAAACTTTACTCAAAAGAGGTGCCAATATACATTACAGAAATAGCATGGGCGACAATGCCCTTATAACATCCATTCAAGAAGGCAAAATAGATGTCACCAAAATTTTATTAGACAATGGCGCCAATATTAATGAACCAAACAATGATGATGAGACCCCGCTGACCCTTGCCACCAAATATTCCGGAAAAGGAGACACCAAAATGCGCGATTTACTGCTTTCTCGCATGGAGGGTGGCAAAAGAACCACAAGAAAATTGAGGAAGAAGACATCACGCAGATATTCCAGACACAACAAATATGCGCATAAATTATAAATGATCAGCTTCTTTTTTTATAATAAATTGACCAATCCCGACCTATTATCTCAAATAAATACCGTCTATGAAATTTACGACGGATTTATTAATGTTAAAATTCACAATACTACCGACAACTCTATAGAAATTGATGACGACCCCGCAAATAATACCATTCAACTTAACGGTAAAATTGCCAGCTTTAACATGCGAATCAGCGACATCATTAAAAAGATTCATGAATTGGAAGAAATTCATTCCGATAATAGAACTATTTTTACTTTAAAATCTGTTTTGGCAACTAATAATTTAGGTGAAACACACGTCACAAATATTCTTTTTTAATTAACCGTTAAATAATTCTCAAATGGAGGTATCTTCAATAATTCACCCGTATATTCACGAACAACATAGACAAATTTTGTTTGCGGATCACATTCGCTATGCCATCTACTCTCCGCGGTAATTTCGCTCATGTGTGGATTATACAATTTGTGATAATAACTGGCTTCACGTTTTGTTTCAAACAGTTTATTTATGTATCCCAAGTGTTCTTTGTGGCCATTCCATCCATGCTTATTTTTATCATTTTCACTAATTAATGTTGTTTGAACTTCCAATATATAAGACGTCATCGGGAATATCATCGGAAATATTATAATTAATATATTATTTCTTCTATATTTTTTTCAATAAAAAACCCACGCAGTTTTTATTGAATGCTCATTCAATTATTATATTAAGACAAATTATGCTTTTTTACCATTCATTTTGCTGCTTTTCTTCATACTACTTTCTTTCTAATGTTTTTAAAAACAATTTCACAGCCTCACTTTCTTCCTCTTTTTCATTTTTTTCTTTTTTCACTTTTCCATTTCCATTGCTACAATATTCATCATCCACCATATCCATCGTGTCCAAATCTATAATCCGTGCTCTACAATAGGACCCTTCGTCAAATTGACGACAACCACTCTCCCACTTTCTATCAAAATATGTCTTAGTTCTACCCACAAGAATTGCATCCTCCGCAATTGCACGCGCTTCCTCCAACGTTTTGGCATATCCATGCGCGTCTGTCCAACAATATTCATATGGATCAAGATGCTCTCCAAGTATCACATATCCATTTTTATTAACTTTCACTTTTTTACTCACATACTTACTATTCTCAATAATCTCCACTTTTTTAATCTTATATCTATATTGGTGTTGTCCCACTCCACCCTCAACACATTTAAATTTACAAGCATCCAACAAATAGTTGGATCCAGTCACTTGTATTTCCGGCACGGGCAAATGTTTTGTCCAAGCATATTCTTTTTTTTTGTTAATTATTCCTATTTTTGCGTCCTTATATTCATCTGGCACTTTTGTGCTAACCTTAACCACCTTTTTTACATATTTACAATCCTCGTCCGAACAATAATTATCGTGATCATTTGTCTCTAATTGAGCCGTTATTCTTGCCAATAATCGGCATTTTTTCAATTCATTATAAGATATTTTGGGAACAACCTCCGTCTGAGTTCCCATGGAATTCTTTAATCTTAATTCTAATAATTCGGTTTTTGACATTTTATATTATATTTTACTTTCATTTGTGTTTTCAAAATTTGAATCAATTTTTCAAGAAAAAAACACCCACCCCCCGATAACATAAAATCTCATTCATCCAGTTCTTTGGCGCACCATATAGCTTCTCGGCAAATTGGACAGGGCAATGATCCATCCACTTCTTTTAACTTGCTCCAACACCTATAACACAAACTGTGCTCACAATGTGTTTTTATATTGGTTTTTTCATAACAAACTGAACAATCGCAATTTTCTACTACCAAATTTGGCATCTCTATTGCTCCAATCAAATCGGCAATTTCATTCTTAATCTCATCCTCATCATCTATTTTGTAATTCATTCTTCCATTTCTGCGCAATTTCAAATTTGGTAGAACCTCCTCAAGCAATTTGACCGAAAATTCACCAATTTCTTCTTTGGTCAGCCTCTCTTCCTCCGAGTTAGACCGTTTCTCAAATCTAAACAACGTAACAGGGTTGTTAAATGTTGTGGCAACTTCAAACGCAAAATTTTCATACTCAGAATACGTATGCAAATACCCCGTCAATTTACAATTCAACTTGCAAACGCCATCTATTTCTTTTATGGGTAGTGTCATGCTAACACAACAACCGGAACTTTGTTCCCGGACGCCCCTCAACTTAACTAACAATTCTGCTAATTTATTACTATTCATTTTGCTTTATTGATTTTTATTTTATGCGGTTTGTTCAATAATTTCAAAAGCGGATCAATTTTTCATCTTCTTCTATGTATGTATAGATCTGAATTACAACTTGGACATGCCAGTTTTCCTTTTATCCATGGCATTTTGCTAAGACACCGAATACACAATTGCTTCTCACAACACGGTGTTGTTGACATTGTTTTATTGTCGCATGTCACGCAATTTATTTTTCCCATTGCCATATTTGGAATTTCAAGAGTTTCAAATATATCATTTATTTCGCACAGAATATCATCTGCACAATCTGGAATCCCAAGTTTGCCTTCCAAATTCAATTTTAGATTTGGTAGAATTTCATCTATCAGTTTTTTAAGAAACACATCCACGTCTGGTTCATTTTCATATTTAAAAATCTGCGATAGACTACATCCGCAAATATTTCTTCCCCAGAATATAAATTCCAGTTTTTCATCTTCTTCTGGATATTTTCTCCAAAACACAGCACAATGTCCTTGGACACCATCTATTTGCGTCAGCGGTATAGTTGCGCGCGACTGCCATCCCCCCACATGCAAGGTCCATCCATCATCAACAATTTCAACCTTTGGTGCTTTTAGAATCAGTTTTTTCCATTCGTTCATTTCTTTAATATTCATTTTATTATACTTTGCGTTTCAAAAATCTTTTTCAAAATAAAATCAATTTTTCTCTGCCAATAGAAAACACATATAATTTGTTTGATGCCAAATAACATAAAGACAACTCCGCAATTAAACCAAGTACCCGGTTAGCTCAGTCGGTAGAGCGCCAGACTTTTAATCTGGTGGTCCGGGGTTCAAGTCCCCGATCGGGTGTTTCATGTGAAATCTTTCATATCTTTTCACAAAAGGTATGAAATTATATTTTATAACATTATATCACAATGTTCATGGCGCTCGTTTATGTGGCAGATCGCATTCTAACCATTTCATTCAATGTTAGCACATGGTTAATCGGCAAATCTGTTAGTGGTGTTCAATACATTTACAAAAATGTTAAACCCGATTCAAATTATATAACAATCACTCGCGAAGAATACGATAAATTAATACAAGCTCAAAACAATATATAAATTTAAAACTTGTTTATTATAAAATGTTCCTACGCCCCCTAATTAAACCAAATTTTGCCAGAAGATACATGTCATCATCAAATAATAACGAAATTGAAGGCAAACTTGATCTTATTTTAAGTCGCACCAAAAATATTAGTGACATGCAATTTGTCATATTTATTATAGGCATGTCATCTTACATTATTCAAATTGCCAGAACCATCAACGGCAAATAACCTAATTACCATCACAATCAACTTGCTCCAAACATTCATTACAACCCAAACACACAGCACTACAAAACAAACATCCATTAGAACATCCCTTGCATATACATTCGCAAAAATTCAAACACAAAGACCATGTTTTTACTATACACATCGCGCATTTGCCTGAATCCTTTTTCAGAGAGTGACAACACTTTTTTTGTGCAAGTGGCACTTCTTCCTTTTCTCTATTTATCACTTCTGAATTAACCGCATTCGTTTCTACCGGAACTTCAACAATAACTGATTCCAATGATGATATTTTTTCCATTTGTATATAAAATAGTTTATATACAGATCCAAGAAATAAGCAATCCAAGTCAAAGACCACTATCACAAAATGTTCCTTCACATTTTCCTAAATTAAGCGATGTTTTGTAAAAGAGGTTTGTGAATAAAGTGCCAAACTACCGCAAAAACCAAACCGTGAGTAACGGCGGCAACACCGAGAGAACTTCGGGGGGGTAAGTACAACAAAACACCAGGAGTTAAAGCAGCAAACAAAATTGCCATCACAATAATTACGACGAAATTCATTTTATAAATACTACTTAGAAAATTATAAAGTTTCAGTTAAATCTTTCCAACATACCCTCAATAAATTTTTGCCATTTCTATTCTGCATTTCTCTCTCAAAAATTCGCACACCCGGAAATAGTTTATATAATTCTTCAAATATGTAGGCAACGTTTTCAGGAGTATCCAACTCTGGATTCATTTTATAATATTCCAATAACAAAACCAGTGTGAAATCCACAAATGTATGACCACACAAAGCCGACGTCACCACCATGTCATATATCTTCTCTACCACATTCTTCAATGGCAGCATTCTTAGATCTCTTGCCGTCATAATCTCCATCTCTCTTAATGTTTTAAATTATCAATAAAATTATTTTTATATGTCTTTCATTCACCCATATAAAAATAACATGATTTCAAATTATATTTAAATGCCGCCCTTGAACATCGCTGTTATTTACACTTCAAAAATTCCATTCTTTAAAGAACATTTTGCTTCATTCCGTCAAACCGGAATTGACATACATGACACCGATTGTTTTTTAGTCCTTGGCAATGAATACAATGAAGACATAGAGGCATTTAAAAAAGCAAGCGCATTCAATTCAACAACAGTATTAATTGAAAATGACCAATGCCATGAAAAAAAAGCTGCCGAACTTCTTCTAACAAAAAAATATAATCTTGTCATTCACGTCCAAACACAACTCATATTTGAAAGCAATTTCAATTGGGATTTATTAAATACTTATTGTAACGACAGTTCACAATCTATTTTGGGCAATCAAGATAATGCTTTCATAATTGGATCGCAAAACGCAATGACTGAATATTTACTAGATTCCAACGCAATATCAAAAAAAGACATTGAGTTTGATTATTCTATTAAACCTATCACCATTGAAAAATACAATACATTCTTTGGCTTCCGCGGATTATCCGAGGTTTGCGATTCTTACAAATATATTTCCGATTATGATGATGCCGGAAATTATTCAATGGATCTGTCAAAAATCCAAGCCCATGACACCGTTTATTTCACAAATTTAAGTTTAAGACGCCTTCATAAGCAAATCATCTTAATTCCAAAACCATTCATATTAGTTTCCGGAGGAGGCGACTGCGAATGCCCCAATCAAATATTTGAAACCGACGCGGAATTTCAATTATTCATTAATTCCCCAAATATCATTCATTGGTTCTGCCAAAATACACTCATCAAACACCCCAAAATCACACCCATTCCTCTCGGTCTTGATTATGAAACCATCATGTATTACAACCATATTCGCAACGATCGCGGACCCAAAATGACACCTCTTGAACAAGAAAAACAAATTATGGATTTGCGTCAAAATGTGCGCCCTTTTTGGGAAAGAATTCCCATTTGTTACGGAAATTTTCAATATCTCTTAACCACAAAATATGGCAGTGACCGCGTGGACGCAATTAATAAAATACCCACAAAACTCATTTATTATGACTCTAAAAACCTTCGTCAAACCACGTTTCGCAATCAAACCGAATTCGCTTTTGTCGCGTCGCCTTTCGGACAAGACTATGAATGTATTCGCACATGGGAAGCCCTTTGTCTCGGATGTATAGTAATATTAAAAACTTCGCCGCTAGACCCCATCTACTCCGATTTGCCAGTTTTGATCATCAATGATTGGAGTGAAATCACACAACCTTTTCTTGACACGGCGATAGAGACGTTTAAAATTAAACATCAAAATGGCGAATTCAATTATGAAAAACTGACAAAAAAATATTGGTCTCTATTGATAAAAAAAAATTGAACTGATCTTTTTGTTTTTGATTTGCGCAAACAAATAACACAATGCTTTGTAATAAAACCCTCGTCCCAAATCAACGATATCTCTTTCTAATTGACACACCACATATGACGCGTCATTTCCGAGCAAATTTTCTAGATTTCATCAATTATACTTTGCGAGTCACAAAATATCAAGAAGTTAATTCAAATTATCTCCCTTCAGACGGAATTCATTGTATGCCAACAGGTTGGATAACAAAAGTGGAATCGTTGCCTGACGTTTTACACAATGAAGCCGTTTTAATTGATGACATATTGATTTCCGTTGATAATTTCTTTTAAATATATATACAATGCGTTGCCATTTAGATAAAAATCATTCATGTAAAGTTCATGGTTCATGTTGCACTAATTCAAAAATTGGCCAATCATTGTGTAAAAAAACCAACAAGAATATGTGTAAATTTGTCAGCAAAAAAATGAAATGCCGCCTCGTCAAGGGCAAAAAAGAGACCTGTTGTATTAATCCCAATAAAGGTCATTGGTGCTGGAATAATGGCTCTTCTAAGAAATTGGCAAAAACCATGAAAAAACAATGCTGTAAAAAATAATTATTGAGCCTCCATTTCTCTATATATGTCTCCATAAGTCAAGTTAAGTTCATCGTTCGTTTTGTCCAATAAATATTCTTCGTCTCTATTACAAATCTTGGTTTTACACATGTAACAAAATCCTCCAAAAATACATATTCCTGTTAATGACATGAATGCCAGAAACAATTCCTCATTCATTATCTATTTTATATAATCCATTTACAAAGATTTTTTCAATTCATTTAATAATGAATTTTGAATTAATCGTTGCATCCGATAAAAATGGTGTTATTGGTTATAATAACACCATACCTTGGTACATTCCGGAAGATCTCAAACGTTTCCGACAACTCACCCTCAATAACATCGTCGTGATGGGCAGAAAAACATTTGAAAGTCTCCCGAATGGCCCTTTAAAAGATCGCATCAATATTGTTATCACTCAAAATCCTCATCAATATAAAAACACTGACTCAGTCATTTACGCCAACATGGAAAATATATTTGACACAATAACACACAACCGCGCAAATAAAAAAGTTTTCATAATTGGTGGTTCCGAAATTTATAAATTGTTTTTTAATTATTGTTCTATAATCCATCTAACTCTTGTTCACATTGAATCACACATTTGTTCCAATTGTGTAATTTTCAATATTGACACGCAATCTCTATCGCTCATTGATAAAAGTGACATCATGTTTTCCAAAAATAATTCTATTCCTTTTCAATACTTCACTTACTCTTCTGAAATCGCTCAATAATACTATAATTCATCATATACACAGCCACTATTGATATTATTGTTATCATATGATATATTTCATGAAATCCAAATACATCCGGATCAAATGCTGGGTACTCTTTCGCGAATATTATCACGCCAAATATTTGTGTAATCGCACATGTCATGAATGCTTTCCACTCAAGATCCGTCATAAATTTATTAAAATAATAAAAAATAGGCACCTGAGATACTGGCACTGACATCATCCGAAATAATGAGGGTCTTTGATTTATTATTTCATATAAATTCCACATAGTCAATGAGGTTGCGATCGCACAAAATAAATATCCAATCCATTGCGTTTCTTCTGAAAATGCCAGCAACAATATTGGATAAAATATACTCATCACAAATATCATTAAAAAAATATAATCCATCTTGTGTATTAATATTTCCTGTTCTGTGTTCCAAGAAACTATGTGAAATAATGCTGAAGTCAATATTGTCATAAATCCAGAAAAAACCAAAAACATAGCTAAATAAAACGTAAATCCGCCAGTTTTATTTGTCAATTTCCAATACTTCCACAGTATGTAAGGAAACGCAATTAAAAAAACTGCGTGCGAATATCCACGAAATTGTGGCTTGTGAGCACCTTCACAATATAATTTTCCATTATTAAAAAGACGCCCGTCTTTTGCAGCAGTTTTATATTCAGGCGTATTTTCATATTTTACTTGTTTTGAAATATAATCTGGTTCCAAACTGCGAAAAAAATCTTCCATATATTTTTATATATTTTATTTATTATCTTTTGATGAAACCTTTTTGGAATCCTTTGATTTTACCTTTTTTGTGACATTCTTTGAAAGCATTCTTGATAAAACTACATCATTCATTCCCGGATCTGTCATGCCAATCTTTTGCTCTTGTTCAGCCGTCAAGTCCGGAATTATTGTGGCTGCTATTACAAATTTGGGAGCATCCGTTATCACATGATTAACAAACTTCTTGCCCAATCTGTCTAACACGCCATTCTGAGATAAGACTGACTCATATTCGGTCAATATCATTTCCATATCATCCATCCGATTCACCAAATTAAAATCAAACAATTTTTTTAAAAATTCATGTAATGTCAAATATTCACCTGCGGTCAAAGCATATTTTTCCTGCATCTTATTCGCAACATAATTCAATGAAAATCCAAGCGAATATGAATCGCACGTTTTCAGCGTTTTTTTGACAAATTCATTTAAATTGTCCTTATAATGTATCATACTTTCAACGCACAACTTCACATCCGCATAAACATCTTTTGATGACACTCCCTCTATCAATGCGTTTTTTTTATACTTGAACATCAATAAAAACGATTCCCACTTCTTCTTTTTCACTATTCCATGTGTGATATTTCTAGAATACGTCTCTATCAGATTCTTAATTTTTCCATCAGCATCCACTTTTCCATGCTCCTTACATATATTTTTGTAATTTTCAGGAAAACTACCCGATTTTATAAATCCCTGTTCCAATGGCCGCGACCAATGAAAAGGTCTCGTTATCTTGGATTTTTTAATATTCTCCTCCATCTTGGATCTTTTCTCCATTATTCCAAAATCAATGTAATTAAATCGCATCGTCCCCCTTTCCAAATCATACTTGAATACTATATTCTGCGGCTTCAAATCGTCATGCATTATGTCATTCTCCGCAAACAACTTCAAACCTTTGAATAATGAATGCGCACTCAACCAAAATAAATCACTCTGTTTCTGCGCATCGCCTGAAAGAAAATTTGCTAAATCTTTTGCTACAAATTGTGACAAATCAGATCCTCCATCCTTGTAAAATAATAACAAATAGTCCTGAGGGTTTTTTGTTTCTAATATTCCACATCCAGAATTTTCCACATTTGCTCTGAAATCCGTCTCATCTGGCACACATTTCTCAGGTTTGCCAACATAATACTGGTTACCCGGATCCACAGAACTAATTGTTTCATATTCGTTGAATTCGGTCTCTCCGCTATCTTTCTTTAATATTTTTGCCACTTTCAATTCCTCATCCGGTATTTGTATTCCATTCGCGCATTTTAATGCCGGTCTATAAACACATCCGTATGATCCTTCGCCAATTTTCTTCTTTTGGCCACTCATCTATTGAATATATTATATCATCACAAATAATATATTTATCTGCGTCCCGTTGGCGAAAATCCAAATAATACATAAGCCGCTTCATGCAAAAGAAATAATACCAATGTTCCGATAGCTACGGTTTCTTCATAATTTTCCGGTTGTGTGTGATTAACCACATTGCCGGTTTGATCACAAACTATTCCCAAATCATTCGGAAACGCACACCACGCATGACAACTTGTGCATTGAACACATCCATTGTGATTGTATCCATGTCGTCTTACTAAACAACTCAAATGAAATGTGTGATTAACACCCCCAAAAGAATGGAGAACGTAAGGATCCATTGATTCTCCTGTTTCGTCATCCTCTTCTCCAACAAAAGCATCTAAATCTTCATCACATAATTCACATGTTCTAACAGCTTCCGCATCAACCACTTGAATCGCGTGAACCACAATATCATTGACAATATTGGCAATTGGAATATTCTGATAAGGCGATCCTCCTTCTCTATTGCTTACTGTTCTTTTTGACAATGGTTTTATGGATTTCAATGTTCTTTTTGATGAAACGTTGCGACTCATTTCTATGACATTTTGAATAGAATCTTTTTTTCCGCTGTAAAATTTTTTTATCAAATTTAATCTGTGTTGCGGTTTCATTTTTGCTATTTTTTCTAAATTGACATTCACAATAAC